ATCGTGCCGACACATCGAATATCGTGTCTGAACCTTCCGCTCGCATGAGGTTCACCGTTGAGACGGCTGAAGCAAGGGTTATGAAAGCTGGATACTGGTCGTCATCAAAAGTTGGGTAGTCCCATCCCGTATCGTTGTCGCCATTCCAAAATCCCTGTATCCCACCCATCGACTTGTTATCCGTCATCTGCGCCAACCCGCCCGCGGACAACGTGAGGTGTGCGCCCGTCATCTTCGCTGGCACTGGATCAAGGTCCAAGGTAACCGATCCAATCACCAACCAAATGCCAGCGGTGATGTCGTAGTCGTTATCTGCAAGCAAATCTTCAACGGTGTAAGTGTGAGTACCTGAACCCTCACCTGTTATCGTCCATCCATCAACTACGTCCAAAAACCCGGTGCCGACCGTGGGCACGGGAAGGTTGTTGACGACACGTTGAATGGCGGCGAAGTTTGTGGAGATGTCTGCGATGTGTTGCGAGACGGGGGCTTTGGGGTCGAAGTGGATGCGCGGCAGGTTGAGTGCGTTGGGGGTCGAGCCGATCTTCGGCACGGTACGCATCCCGCGATCGCCAAGTCGGACAGGATACTCAGCGAACGGTCGGCGTGCCATTAGTTCGCGTCCGGGAGTGACTGAGCCTCTTGGAACCCGAGACTGACACGGTGGACAACCGGGGCGGGAGTGTCGTCGTCACCGCCACGACTTTCGATCAGCACCTCAATGTCTGTGGTGCCAGTGACGCCGATGGAGGTTTGCTGGATGGAGACACGATCGGAGGTGAGGTCGATGTGGATGGGTTCGATAGTTTCACCTTCCGCGCCGAACAGGGTGACGGTCACGCGCCCAACACCCGACGCGGCGACAACAAGTTGCCGGAAGTTCAGGAACCGGTTGCGGGTTTGGATGATGGGCTGCGAACGCCAGGAGTAGAAGTTGGAAGGCGTATTGAGGTCGAACCGGCGATACAGGAGGCAGCGGTTGACTTCGTTAGACTCAACATCACTATCGACATCGGTGGGGAATGTGAGGTCGGAGCCGTCGAGATGGGAGGCCGGGAACGCCCACAGGTTACCGTCCGAATCCACCTCGTTGAACGCGAACGAAACACCGGTGTCGTGGGACTGTTCGACGGTCGGCCAGTACCTAAACCAGCCGCCAGTACGCAAATCCATGACCCAGTTGTTCGGGGCGTAAAGGTACGGAGCACGGTAGCCGAATGACCCGATAAGCTGACCCTTTTGCCGGCCAGGTGCTCGAGGATCGGTGGGTGTGACAGTGGGATCATCGGGCACCCAAAACAACGGGTCAATGTGCGGGGCGAGGTTGGTTGCCGTGTTGCCGCCAGACCACATCCACACGCCCGATGTTGAACCGTAAGCGAATCCCTGCTCCGTGACTGCACCGCGGTTCGTGATGCCACCAACTGACGGGACGCCGGGAAGGCGCGTGACGTTCGGGCGGTCAAGGTCGCCGGTGAGTTGCACCCCGCCACCCACATTCTTGATGAGTAGGAGGGTGTTGGCGTCCACGGAGTTGTACACGCCGATGCCTGTGACGTGTTCCTCGACGGGACTAAACGCTGCCACCAGTCCATCCACATATTCAGCGAACGGGTTCTGTTCGGTGTCTGGTCCTTCAAACTGGCCGTACAGCGCGGCGTCAGGGATGAGCGGCGGTGATGCGTAGACGGGAATGTTGGGGGGCTGCACTGCGAACACGTTGTTGTTCGGCCACCAGATCAGAATGTCGTTGGTGCCTTGCAGTCCGTTGCCGCCAACCGCTGCCGAGATGCCACGGGTCGCGTAGTCAGCGGACTCGCGGGTAATCGCGCATAGTCGGCCTTGGTGCCCGAACACCATGCCGGCGAACGTGGTGCCGTACAGGTCGGGGAGCTTTTCGAGGGGGAGGGCGGGGACGGGATGGTCGCCGGGGTGATACACCCCTTCTTCGTCCGGTTCCTCGAGAATGCCGACACCGGGCGTGGCCCATTGCCCGCCCATGTCGATCCCGTTGGCGGGGGCGATGACCGGGTAGTACAGCATCGCGCCCATCGAGGCGATGGTGATGGGGACGCCCGTGTTGTAGATGGCGTTGTCACGGGATGACCGGGTGGACATCAGACTTCCCCAGCCGTACCCCCAACGTGTCGGGTGAGCCAGGAACGTCGCGTCAGTGTCGGCAATCAGTTCGTCGTCAATGGCCGCGAGGAAGGACTCAGTAGCAGAGATGTTGAGGTGATCGAATCCGGGGTAGCCGTCGCCCTCTTGGTACACAGAACGGTTGGACCAGCGCCACCGAACATCAGGGTTACCTTCCGCGTCAACCATCCACCACTGCCGGATGAGGTGAATGTTGACGGGCGGGTTGGTGTGGGAGATTGGTTCAGACAGCGGCGGCGAATACTGCACCGGCGAGTTCAACCGCACGTCCAGCACCGCGATGCGCCCGTTGTATTCGTCGGGGTAATCGACCCCCACCGGCCACGTCCATTCCGAATCGGGCGGAAGGAACGGTGCGTCGAAATGCGCGTGGGCCGAGGCGATGGCTTTGGGGAGCGGGGCTAGTCCACCCGTCTTCAACCCGTAGCAACCATAGGTCTGTTCGGCCCGTGCGTACCCGTCCTGCCCCGGTTCGTCCGCGGTCTGCGAATGGTACTCAGTGGAGATGCCCTTGGTGAAGTCAGCGAGGTCGATGTATTCAAGATCGTCGCGTGCTGCCATGGGGCTGCCTTCAGGTGTAAGTGGCTGGAATGGGTGCGAGAGGCTTTGCGGGGACTGGCGGGAGAACGTCGGCGTTGATTGCCAATGTCAGGAAGTCGCGTAGGTCTTCGTTGATCTTGACTTCGGCCGACAGCTTCAACACTTCAGAGTGCAAGTGAGCGGCAGTCACATCGGCGTACTGCTTGCGGGCGGTAGCTGATGGTTCATTCGAGTTGCCGAGAGCGTCGATACGGGCCTCATGTTCAGCCACCAACAACTGAACAAGCTCTGCCCGTTGCTGCATGAGGGATTCAGTGCAGACGGACAGAGCTTGCCAGAGAGGCGACATGGGTTACTTGTTGCGTCGGGCGGCGATTTCAGCCTTCAGTGCCTCAGCGGATGACGGGGTGCTGGACGGTGCGCCACCGGGCACGGGCGGGTTCGTATCGCCATCCGTTGCCAGGTCATCGGAGGTATCAACGACGGGCTGGTCGATGGTTGCCGGCGAGTCGGCCGCGGGCTGCGAGTTCAGCGACACGTCACCCCCACCAGTGAGCGAATTCAGCCGTTCGATGGCTGCGGCAAGCTGCTGCTCCAAGTGGCTGACACGCTGCTCGGTGCCCATGTCTTCCTCGGCGCCGCCGTCGAACACGTTGACCGGGGCAGCGGAAGGATCGACACCCAACATCTGTACCTCAGTGCCGTCCGACAGGAGGAAGATGGAGATGTCGGGGAGGGTGTCCGCGAGAACAGTCCCATCGTCCATCACACCCCAGCGCGCCCGGAGCCGTTCATACTCCTTCGTGCGGGCCTTGTCGGACTCGGAGTTCCACAGCCGAGGATCACCGAACCACAGTGCAGCGGCATCCCACGGCACGATGAGTTCCGAGGATGCCTTGATTGTGTAAGTGATGCCGTCGTATCCGGCCTTGAAGTCGGTGGAGCCGTTGTTGACTGCACGGACGGACTGGTTGGACATTGGATACTCCTAGATGAGCGGTAGATGGGGTGAGCGGAGAACTGGTGAGCGGTAGATGGTTCGCGGCGAGCGGCAGCGGGAGTTGAACTTGACTAGCTATGGATCAAGTATCGACGTAGCCGCCGACTTCACGCTGGACCCAAATGGTGACCACTCCACCGGAAGCGGCGGCGATGGCCCAGCCGATGACTTCACCGACGGCCGGGGCAGCCTTGGCGAGCACGTTGCCGGCAGTGGTGGTGTCAGCGATGACGGGAGAACCGGCAGCGATGGAACCAGTGGCGGGCACCGAGTCAACAATGCCGCGGGTAACGACCTTGCCGACGCGACCCGACTTGATGGCATCGACCGTGACGCCGAGGGTGGTGCCCGCGGCAGCCGCCCCCGTAGTGGCCTTGGTCACCTTGCATGCCGTGGTGATGGTGACGACGGTTCGGGCCGGAATGTCGGCCGTAGCGACGAGTTCCATGACTTCTGGCTGGAACTTCTCAACAAGGTCGGTGGTGCCGAAAGCACCCTGCGGGTTGGAGATGAGTCCGTTGTTCATGTTGCTCCTTTAGAAGCGAGAGGGTGGGGAGTTGGTTGGGATGGTGAAGACAGCCGGTCAGCTATCAGACGCCATCGAGGTCGGTGGCCTTGGCCTGCAATGCCACGTTGCTGCAAATCAGTTCGCCGGCCCACTTCAGGCTGGACACCATGGCGTCCTGGTTCGGCGGAACCTGGAAGTCATCGAGCCGGAAGTCCGCGTGGGGCGAGACGGCCAGGTCGAGGTATTCCTCGTTGAGCATGAACAACTGCGAGTTGGTGGTCGAGTCCCCGTCAGGAACGTGACTATCAACGACCCACGGCACGTTGTTGAACAACGCGTTGGTGAAGCCGGCACTGGCAAGCTGCTCGTCGTGACCACCGGCCATGACCTGAAACTCCTGCTTGGACTGAACCAGACCCCAATAGCGGTTGTACTGGTCGCGGCGGGAGATGATGATGGACGGCGACTTGCTGCCCACCGTTGCACGGCCCATGAGCGTGTTGAGGAACGCGAGGCTCATGGTGTCGGTGGTGAAGTCACACACCGACTGCCACCAAGTGTTGCCGGAACGTGCGATGCCGCCGTAGGTCGCAGCAACAGTGCCGTCATCAACGATGGCCTGAAGCCCGGTGATCTGCTTCGGGTTGGTGCCGGCAGACCAGATGCCGTCCGCAAGGTGCTCGGCCATCTCCATGTCAGCCTGCTTGAAGCCGACAGTGATGAGGTTGGCGATCGAGTCCGGGGAGTCGGTCTTGATGATGGTGAGGCCGTCGATGGCGACCGGAACAACAAGCTGCTTCCAGTCGTGTGCGGCGTTCTTGACGGTATCCGCGGGCGAGACGCTGTACACGTCGTAGCCGCGGTAGACCCCACCAACGCCGGTCCGCTTGTACATCAGCGGAACCTCGATCTGGTTCCCACCCTGAATGACACGCTTGTTGCCACGCAGAAGTCGGAAGGTGAGGGGGTTGTCGCCGTAGATTACGTCCTGAATGTCAGGCATGATGTGACGACGGGACAGAGCGGTGATGGTGTCAACACCGATCGGAGTAGCCATGATGATTGCTCCCTGTAGGGGTGAGTGGGTTTGATGGTGTTGAGCGGACTTGACCTAGCTGAATTGCTGGTTGCTAGGAGAACTTGGAGACTGTTAGGGGGTGACAATCGCGGCGGCGATGTCAGACGTGAGTGCAGCACGACGCTGCTCAGGGGGAAGAGAAGTCGGGGATGGCTGGACGGTCGGCCCTACCGCCCCGCGGCTACCGGACAGTGCGGCGGCGGCTTCACGTCGCGCTGCGATGTCAGCCGAGGTTTCGGCGTGAGTCTGGATGGCTGCCTGCTGCACACGGTCGCGGTACGCGGGATCACTCCACATGGCGGTCGTGAGCGCGTCGTTCATCGCTGCCCGCATGTCGCCGTTGTGTTCACGAAGCAACCCGACGATGGAGTTCATGCTGGCGGCGCGGGTGGCGAGGTAGTGAAGATCAACGTCGGTGAAGTCGGGGTGATCGGCGGCGAACTGGTCACGGCCAGCTTGGATGGCAGCGTTCTGCTGGACCTCGCGTTCACGGGCCTGTGCGACAAGCTGTTCCTGCTGGAACGCGTTGTTGGCCGCGATCTGCTGCTGCAAGGCGAGGGTCTGCTGATGCTGGGCGGCGAGGAACGTGTCGAGTCCGGGCACCAGTTCAGCCAGCGCGCCGAGGTCGGGGGGCGCGAGAGGTGCGGGGATGGGCTGACCAGGCTGGCCGGGAGTCGCCTGTGGGTAAGGCTGTGCGGTCTGTGGGTAACCGGGCTGCGGTGCCACAGGTGCCGGATAGGGCTGGGCCACGGGCTGCGGGTACGGCTGCGGGATCGCGCCGGGCTGCGTCGGGTAGATGGGTGCGCCAGGCTGGCCGGCTGCCGGGGGGTAGTAGCCGGGCTGCTGATAGGGAGAAAGCACCGGGGCCGGCGTCGTGTAGACCGGCCCCGGTGTTCCGCTGCCGCTCGCGGCGGTTGGGTTGGCAAGGGCGCGTTCAACGGCAGCCACCTGCACGGGATCGAGAGACTGCATCCACTGGATGACCGACGCTGCTTCAGCGCGATCGACAACCAGTCCGTCACCGAGGTCAATGAGGTTGGCAGTCGGGTCAGGGGTGGGGGTGGCGTCGGGATCGGCCAGTGCCTCGGCGGCGATCTGTTCCGGGGTCGCGTCGGGAATCCCACCCTCAACCGGAATGCCATCAACGGGCTGCACTGGTGGCAGCGGCGCATCAACGGTCGGCTCAGTGGGAGCTGGTTCATCAACCTCCACTGGCTGCTCGGCAACCTCGGGTGTAACACCATTCGCGGCGAACACCGCGCTGATCTGCGCCTCCAAGTCATCGGGGTCGATGAGTGGAGCACCGTTCAATGGAGCGGTTTCGGGAGGGGTAATAGACATGAGCGGATGCCTTACTGTTGGAGCATGCGGCGAACTTCATCGCCGGGGATGCCTGGACGTTGGGCCATGCCGGCTGGCGGACCCATTGGTGAACCGGGAGGGGGGCCGGGAGGGCCAGGAGGACCACCCATACCCGGACCCCCCATACCACCACCCATGCCGGGAGGCGGGCCACCCATCGGGAGGTTGGACTGACCGGAGGCGGATGCCTGGTCGTCGGGGGCACGAAGTTTCTGGATGATCTTCGTTTCGATGTCGATGATGAACGGCAGATCGGCGTCGGGCATGACCTTCATGTCCGCGAAGTTGCGGAGTTCCTTCTGCAATGCTTCACCGAAGGTGTTGGTTTGGCGAGTGCCGACCATGAGGAATCCGTTCCGAATCGAGGGTGGGTGGTAGCTAGTGCGGGGTGCTGCTACTACCGGATGGTCAGGTCGCGGCTGGTCTGGCTGCCCTTGACCTTGGCGGTGTCGTTGGTGCCGAACCGCGAACCGGCCGTGTGGCCGACCTTCTTGATGTCGCCCTTGCCCGAGGTCTTGATGGGGTTGGTTGCCATAGTGTCGTGCTCCTGTGATGGGAGAGAAAGGGGAGTTGTTGTGGTGGATGGTATTTGGAGATGGGGGACGCGACAAGGGGCCGAGATACAAACCAATCGGAATGGTTTGCACCTGGCCCCTTGCGCGGTATCCAGATTTAGAACGTCAGGTGTGGACTGACGGTTGGTGGTGGTTGGTCAGTCAGCACCCCCTTCTTCGCCGGCCTCGAGAAACTGCCGCTCGGCAGGGGTGATGTTGGCGCAGACTTCGATGTCGCCATGGGACCGAACGTCCGTGTACGGCATGGGATGGTCGTAGTTGTCGGCAAACGGGTCGTGGGAATTCACAGGTCCACGGGGGTCATTCATGGTTGCTCCTTATCGCCGCGCTGCTGCGCGTTGGGTGGGTGGTTCGCCGGCAGTTCCGGCCGCGGCCTTTGCTGCTTTGACTCTGGCTGCGACGTTCTGCCAGTTGGGGAACGAATGGGTTTCCAACAGTGCTTCCTCGTCAATGGCCCCGAGTGCGTACAACGCGTCGGCTTCCCCGATTCGCTGACCACGGGACATCGACGTTGCTTCACCGGCGTCGATGAGCAACTGGTACCGCATCGGCACCCGCCCCTTGTCACTCGGAAGGTAGAAGTGCTGACTGCGGAGATGCAGTGCAGTCTTCTCACCGCTTGGCCCCATGAACGTCACCATGCGAGGTGCGTCATAGAACTCCACGATCATCGAGGCCATCTTCTCGCCACCGGAACCGATACACCGCGACAGGTTACGAATGTTCTTACGGAGGCGGACGAACGCAGCCTCCTGCACACTGTCGATCACACCCTGCGCGTTGCGGCCAGTGGGACTTGCACCACGGACAACAGCACTCAGTCCCGAAATGCGTTCCATTTCACCCGTGTAGAACCGGATCAAGTCCATTGCCATGCCGGGTGCGATGGTCGGCGGGGTCATCCATTCCACGTTGCCGCCGCTGTTGGTGGGGATGCGCGCACCGGGCTTGTTGGTGAGCAAGGTTCGACTCACCCCTGCCCGCACGTCTTCCTTCAGCACCGGGTTGCCCATGAGCCAGATGTTGTGTTCGATGGCGGCAAGCAGGTAGTTGATGGATCGTTGGAGTGGAATGAGGGTTTCAACAAGACTCGGGCCGTAGAATTCGCCAGTCTCGGTGGTGGTGTAGCGGTCATACGGGTGCTGACCATGACTCCACAATTCCTGCCCCATCTTGTCCATGAGGACCTTGTTGCCCGCAACAACCACGCATCGCCAGCCGTCGTAGGTCCGTTCACCGTCATCACTGGTGACAGGGGTTCGCAACCATGCCTCAAACACCGTCACGCCGGGATCATCAGTCACGTCAGGTGTATTACCTGTCCCCCCTGGTGGGCCGTAGTTCGGGATGGTTGCGGGTGCGAGTGCGCCGGGGTTCGACATGGCCTTGCCCGCGGCACCGGCCATCGCAACGTCATACTTGCTAATCGCGTTGTCGGTCTGTTCGTTCCAGCCGTACCCACCGATGCGCTTCGTGGCACCAGGGAACCGGCGCTCCAATTCCTGCATGGAGATGGTACGCGCTTCGATGAAGTAGTTGGATGACTCCATGTCGGATGCTTCAGGATCGACGTAGAGCGTGTACGGGTCAATGGAAGTCACACGGGCATTGCCAAACCCTGAACTTGCACTCCCATCCCACACCGTCTTCGTGAACCCGATGCCGTACAGGAAGCCGTTCCATGCCAGCTTCTCCATTTCCGCGTCCGTCTTATCGACCTGCCAGCTTGCGCGGATCGTGTACTTCAGATCGTTCGCCAACTGAGACACCATCGCATACCACGGGTTGCCGGGCTGCAATGCCGGGGTGCAGTCGAACGTCGGCTGCTGGTCGGTCGTCCAACCGACCAGTGTGTCCACGGTGGCGAAGATTTCACTCACCGATGGTACCGGCAGGTGTGATGCGCGCTGCTGGGACCATTGCCGCTTGAAAGTTGCCTTGTAGTTCAAGTCCCACTGGCGCGTGATGTCGCGCCGCTTGTGCCGTGCCCGCTGAAACATGGTTCGCACGGCGTTGGTAAGTTGGGCCTCAACTTCGGGGGACAGGTTGGGAAGGCGGTGGAGTGGCGGTGGGGTCGCGTCGGACACCTTCGCACCGGGGTCGAGGGGCGTGGAGATGCCGGCCCCCGACGCCCCACTCGCCCCGTCCGCGTTGAGGGCGGCGTCGGCCCCTACCCCTGCACCTACGCCTTCCATGGCCCCTGGCCGCGTATACGGGCGCTTGATGGGCATTGCGGCGGCGTCAGGGGGTAGCTGGAAGGTGGCTGCCATGGTGCTCAGTCTGGATAGGCGACGACGGGTCTGCCGCTATCGTGCCGTTGCCGGTTGTCGCTGTCCACAGATTCGGTCGCATGCACCCCGAGCGCGTCGGTATCACGCATGTCGATCGGCTTGAAGTCATGCGGGATGCCGGTACGCGCGGTGGCCTGTTCGGACGCGATGTGGAGTTGTTCGGTCAGGTCGCGCTTGCCGTGAACGTAGCCACCAACGGTCGGGTTGAAGTGGCCGATCATCGGCATTTGGATCAACGGCACGTCATAGACCCTGCCCATGTTGAACGATTCGCATGACGGGCACTCACCCAACCCGCCTGTGCGGTTGTAGTTGGCGATGGTGGTGGTGAGCATGGACGGCGCGCCACAGTCACGGCAACGATACTGATATTGGGGCATGGGTTAGTCCTGTTCGTTTGTTCCGGGGTGCCAGTCGGCCCACGGTGGAGGTGGCTCGGATGGGGGGTCGTCTGTCGCGACGGGTAGTTGACGGTTGATGGCTTCCATTTCCACTACCGCGTGAGGGGCAGTGGGTACGCCAGGGAAGTTGGTGGCGGAAGGGTTATCGGGCGGGTTCAACCCATACGCCGGCAGTGGTGCCTCATGCTGCAGGATGGTGACCAGTTGCGCGGTTGCCATCACCGTGTCATCGAACCCCTTGATACTGTCGATGGGGCCGTACCCGCCGCCTTCCAGCGTGACGTAATTAGTCAACTCATGGAACAGCACCTTGGAGTGGATCTTCACACTCCCGTCAACAATGAACCGTTGCAGCCAGCCGATCATTTCGTGCTTGGTTTGCAACGTCGTGGACCAGCCGTACTTGTGTGTGGGTGCCTGGTAGTCGTCGGCCTTGTCACGCATGAACAGGTTCGGGTAGTTCTTTGCCATGAGTGCGCCGATGGTCGCGTAACCCGGTCCCTCAATCTCCGTACTAACTAATCCCCTGTTGAAGTACACACCCAACTTGAACAGTTCATCAGCAAAAGTCACCGGGTCAATCCTGCCTCGCCATTCCGCGACCTGTTCCATGGAGCGACGGTTGAACACTTCAATGCACGCGAAGTCGCCTTCAGTAGTTCTAGTGGGGTCACCGACAATCGCGTACCGGCCGAGGTCGATGTTCGGGGAAGGCTTCTTGAACAAGGTTAGTGGGCCGTCGTCACGTTCAATGAACTCCACGCCGCGGGAAGTCTCTAGCAACTGGCCTTTCTTGCCGTTGATCGGTTCATACACTTCCAACAGCTTCGGTTTCGCGAACACGTTCCGACCACTAGCAATGAACGCTTCCTCAGGGGTGGCCGGGTATTCCTGCATGAACTTCAGTATGTCGTTCTCGCACTTGTTACGAATCGCGTACCGCCTCCATGCGAGTCGGTCGTCAGACAGTCCAATCTTCCGCAGCACCTTTTCTTCCGAATCCAAGTCGGTTAGCTGCTGATACGGCAATCCAATGTAACTGGCGAGGTATTCGTAGTGCTTGTGCCACGGGAAGAACATCGGCGCGTATTCAGTATCGCCTGCGACTGCTGCTTCCCATTGCTGATGGAAGTAATTGCCCATGCCGTTCGCAGTGGATTCGAGGACCTTGATGGTGCCGGGTGTGTCAGGGACGGCCTGGTGCAATCCGAGCATGGCGTTCGGCCAGAACCCAACCTCCGAGCCATGAAGCGCGTGGACGGTTGCTGATCGGCCGGCTTCCTCGTTACCCGCCGTCGCCAGCACGAATTCGGATTCAGTTTCGTTCCAGGCAAGATGATTCCTGCCAACGTACTTCGTACTATAGAGCCTATTGAATGGGTCGGTGTTCCAGTACCGCGTCACCATCTTCAGCATGTTTTGGGACGCGGCGACTTCATGTGCGACGGCTATGGCCTTGTAGTTGTCGTACAGGAAACAGAAGCGGTAGATGAGGGCGGCGGTGATGGTGCTGATACCCAACTGCCGGGCTTTGAGGGTGATGAGTCGGATGCGGCCAGTGGTGTGTAGCTGCTGTGATGCCACATCGAGGTATTCGCGCTGCGCCCAATTGGGTTGCAGCTTCACTATCTCATTCGCTTTGGTAACGATGGTCAACGATGATACTTCACGATTCAGGTCAACCATTACTCACCGTCGGTTTCTAGTTCTTCGCTGTCGCCGTCGATGGTTGGCATACGACCACTCCCACCAATCGTGCCGCGCATTTCGACTTGCATGGCGCGCACCAGTTCCCGTATCTCCGCGAGTTCATCAACCTGCTGTTGCTCACCAATGACTTTTATCAGTCCTGGCAGCACCGACTTCGCGACCATGATCTTGTCGTGGGGTGTACCGGACCGCATGATCCGTTCCAGTTGGGTGAGTGTGTCGTCAGACAGGCGCGACACACGCGCACGCAGTCGGGCAAAGTCGTCGCCGGCTGTGAGGTTTTCGAGGAAGTCATTATCAGTCATCAGTCCCCATCCTCATCTTCCTCATCGAACGTCACTACCGTCGCACTAATGTCCAGCATCATGCCGGGGTAGTCGGTGATCCGCATGGCGCGGACCTTCTCGGCCATAGGTGCGGCGAGTTTGATGTTGAGTTCACCGTCGCGACTATTCCAGGTGAAGTCTTTGACGTACGCGAGGAAGTTGATGGGTTCATCAACAGGTTCAATAGCCAGTTCAGCCACCACTACCTCGTCGTCGCGCTTACCGCTAGACGTGATCCACTGGTCAGCCACTACTATCACCACTGTCGTCGGTTGGTAGCGTTGCCGGATCAACTTCGCTGTTCGCCAGTAGTTCGATATACGCCAATTCAGGGGTGATGTCGCCGGCCGCGCATCGCCTCATCATGTCGAACATTTCCTGGCCGTTGATCGTCCACCACTGGTCGCCATATTTCCCCATCACTCACCCGGCCAAGTGTGGGTGTTCGCGAAGTCCTTCACAAATTCTTGTGCGGGGATGGTTGGCGGTGGGCCGAACAGTGCGTCGGTTTCCTCTGGCACGAATTCGTCGGTGTGGTCGAGGTAGGTGGCCGGTTCGGCTAGCTGGTTGGCGATGGCCTGGACTTCGGCGGCTGCGGCGCGGATGGCGTCATCGTCGCCAGTCGTAGAGGTATCGAAGCGCCCCCATCCTGGCGTCACGGTGAAGTCGCTGTGGGCGGGGTCAGGGTAGAGGACGTGTGGTACGCCGTCTGGCCCGTAGTCCACCACTGGCTCAGGTGTGGTCACCCGCTTCAACGCGCCGGCCAGTTCGTCCACCACCCGCCCATTCGCGTCGAGTACGCGCCTCAACACCCACACCAGTACAACCAGTCCCACCCCCAGCCCCACGATGCCAATGATGATGCCAGTGATGAGTAGTGCGAGACGGTGCTTCATGGTGCTCGACGGTAGCAGGGGTCTATCGGAAAGTGAAGGGGAAGTGTATGAACCGATCAACGGCAAGAAAGGCCAGTTGCTAGAGACTTCCCGCGGCGTGGAGTTCATTGA